GTGGCAATGAGATACCTAAGTTGCGCAATCTAATACGCACCGACACAGGTGAATCGCTTGGCACTCACAAGTCTAAGTACAAGTTGATTAAGCACTCCGATGCAGTCAACTCAATCATGGACTCAATCAAAGAAGCTAACATCAGCACAGACTACAGCGTTAAGACACACGTTGCAGACAATGGTGCCAAGATGAGGCTTGAGGTATTGTTCAACGACATTATGCTGAAAGACCCAGAGGTAAATGATCACATTCAGTACCGTGTCCAAGCATACAATAGCTATGATGGTAGCTGGGCATTCCAACAGTCAGCCGAAGGCTTAAGACTGTGGTGTCTTAATGGCTGCACTACAGCAGATACAGTGGCCAAGACTTGGGCCAAGCATACCACTAACGTAAGTGTAGATAGTTCAGCGCAAAAGATTAGCGATGGTCTTGAAATGTTTCTTAATAGTAAAGGAGTATGGGAGGCATACAGAAGTACACCTGTCACTACCGAACAAGCAGAGAACTTCTTTAAAAAGACTGTATGCAATGTACAACACAAGGCAAGTCATGATAAGTTTAATGACAGGCAGTTGCAAAACTTATTAGGTGGCTTTGATAATGAGAGAGCACAGTTAGGTAACACCAAGTGGGCTTTGTATAATTGCTTAACATCATGGGCTACACACACAGAAGGTAGTAGCTCACCGGAGAATGCCAAACGCATACGTGAGGCATCAATCATCAAAGCTATGAAACATAAGTCATGGTTAGAGTTAGCGTAAGGAGAACACGCATGTATGAACTTAGTATTCACAACGTAACTAAAATACACCTTAAAGGTGTTAAGTTATTCAAAGGATTTAGTGCAAGAACACTTACTATTACTTCTTTAAATCATCAGGGCGTAGAGTCAAATCATGACGTTAAGTTGTTTGGTGAAGGTCATAGAAACTTAATGCCCACAATAGAAGAAGAAGTATCTTACACTTTTAAGCATGATGAGGAGAGCAGTGATGATACTGAGCAGACAGCAGCTTGAGTACATAGCTGACAACGTAGCGCCAATGTTAAGTTGGCCTACGCACATCAATGAATTGGCTGACAAATTAGAAACAACCAATCCAAAGTTTAATCGTGACAAGTTTATCAAACGCGCAGTCAAAGCGTGGGAAGATCAAGCACAGTTACAGGAAATAGATGATGAAATTAATTTTTGATTTCCCTGATGCTTACAAGAAAGCATTGAAAGATTCGTATGCTAAACAACCAAGCCATTGCGGTACTTGCTATGGTGCTGGTCACACTGAGTTAGAAGTACCAGTTCGTGACTATCAGAATGGTGGCTATATAGATGTAAGGTATGAACCATGCCAAGAATGTGGAGGTGACGGTTGAACCTTGAGTTCTGGCCTGAGATAGCAGCGCGTCATAGACGTGAGCGTGTTGAGTTACTTTGTTCTGTACTTAATCATTACACCTTATATGAGGCTGCTGTTATTCTTGGCACTAAGCATGAGACATTAAGAACTTATGCAATCAATCATAACATAAGCTACAGAAAGAAAGGATGGCCTAGCAAAGATGGCAGAGGTAATGAACAAGGGAAGAATGAAGGTGCTTATTGCAGCTAAGATTCTACAGAAAAGACATATAACTATAACAAGCAATGCTATAGCTAAGATAGCTAACATGTCCGTAAGTTCTGTAGCTAATAGATTAAAGCTAATGGAAGGACATTACATTATCCATACTGGGATCGTTCAAGGCTACAGTTTAGGCAAGGCTAATATCTATCAACTCAATGACAAAGGAGACAAAGCAATAAAGAACTACCTATTGACTGACGCTGCATAAGCGCAGTAATAGGAGGCATGCAAAGTTATTATGAAACACTCAAAGCTAAGTCACAAGAAGCAGAGATTCCTCTTCTTAAAGCATTCATCAAAGCTGGTGTGCCTACGTCTACATACTACAGAACATTAGCTGGCTCTGAACTGAAGCATGTGACTGCTAACAAAGTATGGAACATGATTGAGTTACTAATAAACGGGAGAACTTATAAGCGATCAGATAAGAAGAAACTAACGCCAAGAAAATGAAGCCATATGACAATCTTTTAGATCAGTTAATAGCTAGGCGTCATGAGTTACAACTATCACAAAGCGCAATGGATTATAAAGTAGGATGCGCTGATGGATTAGTTGGTAAGTGGGAAAGACAGAAGCGAATACCCAGTGGGTTCATGTTATCATGTTGGGTTGATGCTTTAGATTGTGAATTACAAATCAAACAAAGGTAAGTCAGCTTACTGCGATCACTGCGATAAAGAGTGTAGTTATTATGTAGCTATACTGTCGGGGAAGTATCCCAAAACGCATTGGTTTCTGTGCATGCCTTGCTATGAGGAGGACAGGTGGCAAACAAAAATAAAATCAAAGGAACTTACCATGAGAAATGGTTCGTGGATTGGCTTAAGTCAATCGGCGTTGAAGCCAAGCGCGCCCCCCTTAGTGGAGCCCTTGGAGGAGAGTGGAGCGGAGACATCCACCTTACACTGGACGGACAACGATGGATGGTAGGCGAAGTTAAGTACAGAGATAAGTCTAACTTCCCCAGCCCCTTCACTGTGTTGGAAGGCAGAGACATAGCCTTTTATAAAAGACGAGCAAGAACACCACAGCCACAAACTCTAGTCATTATGTCAGGTGAAGAGTTTGCAAAAATTATACAAGGAAAATCAAATGATCGTGATTGAACACAACATACCAATGCCTATGTCTAAGTATTCTAATGTTGCCACAATGCAAATCGGTGATAGCTTTATAGTTAAAACTTCTTCTGAAAGAGTATCAGTTAGAACGTGGTTAAAGAAAAACAATCCAGAATTAAAAATGGTAACTAGGAAAGTTGACGCTGGCTTTAGAATCTGGAGGATTGAATGATCGTGGGGACAGCTAGAATGTTAGCGCATTCGGTAGCCCGATAGGTAGTGCGTAGCCTAGCCAGTCAAGGTTAATAGAAAACTGCCCCCATCACAGCATAGCAAAGGAGAACAAGCATGGCAAGAAAACCAAGAGCAGTTGACTCAGAAGATTTCAAATCATTTTGGAAAGTATACCCAAGACGAATGGGCAAGGGCCAAGCAAGAGAAGCCTTTCGTACTGCATGTAAATTAGAAGATGCTTCAGTAATTATAGAAGCTGCTCAAAAATTTCAGCAAGTAAGCGCACAATCAGACATAAAGTTCATACCTTATCCATCAACGTGGCTTAATGGTGAGCGTTGGGAAGATGATCTATCACATTACGATAGCAATAATGAATCACGGCTTGATGATATTCTTAATCAAGGCTGGGATGTAAACATCTTTAGCTTAGAGGATAAGCGCAATGAGTCAGCTTGACTACAGCACACGCACACAGATCATAGGTAAATGGTTACAGTCTGTACTTAAAAGATACACACCACCCACAGGTATGACTAACGAAGTGTTGCTAGAAGAGATGAAGTTTATTGTTAAGGACATCAACACAGTTACACCTACTCATGTCAACGATGGCTTGCTTCAGTTGTTTCTTGAAAGAACCGACAGACAGGTACGCGCCATTCATGGTGCGCGTAACTGGCCTTCGGTTAAGGTCTTTGTTAATGCAGCCAAGATTGCTGGTGATGAAACTAATCGTGCCATTTCAAAAGACTCTCCAGCAGTATGGGATTTCAATCCACTTGAGGCTGTAGCTAAGAGAGTACATTCCAATCAAGATGTATCAGTAGATTATTTGTATGGCCGATTGTCTCAAGGCTTAATCAATACAACTACAGTTACAGAAGAACAGCTTGATGAATACAGATTTGTTTACGAGACAAGATTACGAGAGGAGTATGGTGATGACTACGCCGATAAAGAAATTCAAGAACTTACCGTTAAACACACACACTTTAAACAAGATTGGCGCTTTGGAGAAGAGACTGATTCGGCTGCAGGAACTGACAGAAATGCAGCTAGATCGGGACGGTGGAAGAAAGCAAGATGCGAGTATATCCCAATGGCGCAGCGAGCAGATCATTGTTCTTAATGAGTTATTAAGAATAGTTGTTGACACTACTGCGCGCATGCAGCATAAATAATTCATGGAGAATGGAGAATCACATGAGACGAACAGGATTTATAGGCGGTTCCGACTGCGTTAAAATTATGCAAGGTGATTGGTATCCTTTATGGGAGATCAAGACAGGCAGAACACAGGGCGAAGACTTGTCGGGCAACCTAGCAGTACGGATGGGTAGTTACACTGAGTCATTCAACACCCAGTGGTTTGAGGAAAACATGCCAGCGCGTGATGGCAATGATTATCTGGTACACAGCAATCAATACGAATACGAGCGCACTATAAATAAAGTACCTATGAAAGGTACGATTGATGGCATGTGTCGCAACTCTATTGTTGAGTGCAAGCATACCAATTCATACAATACTATGGATAAGCTGATTGATTATTACATGCCCCAGTTGCAGTGCTACATGGCACTAGCTAAGAAGGATGGCTGTTATCTTTCTGCTTTCTTTGGCAACAACAAATGGGAATGCTCACACGTTGCATGGAGCGAGTCATACTTTAATCTCATGATGACTGCGGTCAAACAGTTCTGGTCTTATGTTGACACGAACACAGAGCCATTAGGTTATGATCAGCCACATGCCATCAAGACAGACAAGATACCTGTTGATGATATGGTTAAGCGTGATGCCAATCATGACAATCAATTCAAGTCTGTTGCTTATGATTACATATGCAATGAGCTACACGCCAAATCATTTGATACAGCTAAGAAAAGTCTTAAAGAAATGGTGAGCGATAACGAGCGTGAAGTATACTGCGATCTATTAACTATACGCAGAGACAAGCGCGGATCATTAAGAATTGCAACTAGAAAGGAGAGCACAAATGGATAACCTAAACATATGGAACAAGGTAGAAACATCAGACCCTAAGTTCCTTAAACAAGTTAGCTTTGGATCACGTAGCTTTACAGCCATTGATCCTATGTATCAGGTGCGGTGCGCTACAGAACAGTTCGGCCCTGTCGGTGAGGGCTGGGGCTGGATTAACAACACACGATTTATCAACCTATCTAACGGAGACACTGCTGTAATTGCAGACGTACAGATATGGCACGGTGAATTGATAAACGCTTTCGGCCCCTTCAGTGGATGCCGTAAGTTCTTTGATGCAACCAAAGGCAGGCTTGCAGAGGATGCACCAAAGATGGCTATCACTGATGGCCTAACCAAAGCCCTATCTCATTTAGGGTTCAACGCCGATGTCTTCCTTGGGAAGATGGATGGCAATAAGTATGCCGCAGATAGCGGAACCAAATCAGCGGGTAGTAGCTGGTAACTAAAGGAGCCAAAAGCATGGCAGAATATGACAACACTAACACAGGCGCAGCATTCAAACCATTTGATACACAGCGCATGATTCTACAAGGCAAGTTAAATGTAGATGGCAACGACAAGAAGGTTATCTTAGTTGCCGACCAAACCAAAGCAGGCATGAAGATCGTAGAGGTCTATCAAAAGCTGGGCGTTATGTTTGAGAACGATAAGAAGGGCAATGAAAAAGCTCCTGATTACTCAGGCCCAATAGATAACAGTAAGTTTAAGATTGCTGGATGGAAGAAGGTTAAAGAAACAAGCAGCTATATGTCTATGCAGGTAACAGAAACACAGCAGCAGCAACCAGCAGGTCTTGATAACGTAAAAGTTCCACAGATTGATTTTGATAGTCCGTCAACAGTACCGCCATTAAATATAGAAGATAAGATTCCTTTCTAATGGATAACGAACCTCACTTTGATGGAGATGACTATGTGCATGAGCGTGATTTCAACAGGCTCATGCCACAGTTACACAAAGTAAAAGAATACATGGAGGGAAACGATTGGGTTACACTATCTGAATTAAGCAGTGCAACTGGTGCGCCAGAAGCAAGTGCTAGTGCTGCGATCAGAGACCTAAGAAAAAAGAAGTTTGGTTTTCGTACTGTATCAAGGCGATACGATGGCAATGGTTTGTATGCATATAAACTAGAGCCAGAAGATCACAAAGAAGAAGAGCCCATACCTAATGATTGGTGGTCACAGATATAAAGGCAGTGTTGCCACACTAGGGGTTATGTGATAATACGAGTCTATTCACCTTTCTCCCTGTGAAGCACACCTGCTTAACTGGCGGCGTCAGAGTTCTCCATTCTCCTGATGCCGCCTTTTTTATACAATCAATTCAAAGTGCGGTGCATCTATAAATGGTCTGCGTCCCTGTGATCTACGCAAATCTATGTAAGCATTCATTGCTTCCTCAGAAGATTGAGGCCAATCACCAATAGAATTAATGTGCCATGCCGCACCCCATCTAAGCTGTACACCTTCAACCTTCGCGCTTGCCTTCATTGCATCTGCAATCTCATCATACAAATTTAACTCCCATCTACCACCTCCACTATAAGCCATGAGATCAACAGCTAACCCATCAAGATGTTTGCTCTTCATAGTTTGTGACGCACCAGAAGCAACGAGCTTAGTCTGCTCGGCCTTAGTTCTAATGCCGCAAATCACAGAGAAGTCTTGATCTGTAATCTCAATAGCACCACGCACCACACGTTGAAGACGCTCATCCACAGTGCTTAATCTCTGAACGCTTCGCTTACCTAATCTATATTCCATATAAGATTTCCCTATTTCTTTCCAAAGAATTTACTAACAGACCGCATTCCTATACTTGCTGATACGATCCCACCTAACGCAATCTGATACCATTGAGGCATTACTTCCAATGCTTCAAAGCCACGAGCTACAATGTCATTGCCCCAATCACCACAGAATGCCAAGATAAGAGGGATGCTAAAGAGTAAGGTAATCCACTCATCTTTCCATGAGTTTTCTGTGGCTTGCATTGCAGCCAAGTCCCAATCAATCTCACCAGTAAGCTGTTTCTTTTTAATCTCAGCCTCAGTTAGTTTGATCTGTGTCTTGCCATCAATGATACTAGTAGCTAGTCCTGTGAG